ATGGAAGACCGGGTCGCCGCGATGGCCGGCGCGAGCGCGAAGGAGTACAACGAGGCGAACCTGATCCTCGGCGCCAGCGGATTCGGGTCGTCCGGAAGACCGCTCCACACGCACGTCCTGGGCCCCGACGAGCCGGGCAAGTACTGGCACGAGTCGATCGTCACGCCTGCCGACATCGGCTGGAATCCGGGGGGTGCGTCGTACTTCTGGCACCCGAGCCTGGACGACGCGCAGAACGCTGCCAACTGGGTCGCCTGCGGGTGCCCCTCGAGCAACGCGTACGGAGACTGGGAAGACCAGGGCGTCCCCGCCGAGCTCCACGAGTGGCGCAGCCTCCATGCGTCGGAGCGGTACTCCCGCTACGGGAGCGGCATCCCGGGCAAGACGCGGGGCCGCCCGTACCGGCCGAACAAGCGCCGCTGACCGTTTCACGCGGGCCTGGCCGAATGGCGAGGCGGCTGCCTTCCAAGCAGCTCCACGGGGGTTCGATTCCCTCGGCCCGCTCCACCTTCCGCGGGGTAGCTCAGCCGGAAGAGCGCCAGGTTCATACCCTGGAAGTCGCCGGTTCGATCCCGGCCCCCGCAACCACATGAGCCCGCCATGAGCGGCAACGTCGCACCAAGGTGACGACGAGCTGGCTGAGAGTGCCGGCCGGGCCATTCTGCGCGACGTGGCAGCGTCGTGCTTGCCGACCCCGGAGATACCGGGGCGGCTCTTGTTCCAAAGCGGGATTGAGACGTTCCCGCTAAACGCCGCTCACTCCCGAGCGGATTTGAGACAGATCAACGGGGGCGCAACGCAGCTCCCCCTCCTCCTGGCTGCGCGCCGCAAGGCCGCGCCCCCACCCTTCAAGAGGTACCACGGCATGGCGAAACAGAGCGCTACCCCACGGGGCGTGCTGAACGCGAGGCAGCTCAGGTTCATCGACGAGTACTTGGTCGACCTGAACGCAACGCAGGCAGCCATCCGGGCGGGCTACTCGAAGCGGTCAGCCGCGGAGCAGGGGTACGACCTCCTCAGGCACCCTCATATCTCCCTCGCCCTCGAGGCGAAGCGCAAGGAGTTGGCGGTGCAGACCGGGATCACGCGCGAGCGGATCCTGCAGGAGATGGCAGCCATCGCGTTCGCCGATGTCCGGAAGCTGTTCAACGCGGACGGGTCGATGCGCGCGATCGGCGAGCTCGACGACGAGACGGCCAGGGCCCTGTCGTCGGCGGAGGTCTCGAGCTACACGCCGCCCGGCGAGGGCTCGCAGGCCGAGTGGACGAAGAAGGTACGGTTCTGGGACAAGCCGAAGGCTCTCGAGGCCCTGCTCAAGCACCTGGGCATGGAGGGCGACAAGCCCGACGGCCCCGCTGGCGGCGCGATCCCGAGCGCCCTGGGCGCGCTGCTCGAGAGGCTCGAGAAGGCGGCCCAATGACCGTCACCTGCGAGACCTGCGGGAAGGCCTGGGAATTCCACGCGGTCCCGGTCGGCGTCGTGCTACCGCTGTGCATGCACTGCGCGCAACGGGGCCTGGCGGCGAACGACGAGCCGCCACCGGAGCCCGATGCCGCGGCCTGACGCCGAGCTCGAGCTCGAGGCCAAGCTCAAGCCGCACCTGCAGTCCATGCCGTACCACCGAAAGCGGCTTGGCCTGGCGTACGAGGAGATCGAGCGCGACCTCGGCGTCACCGGCCAGCGCGCGCTCGCGCGCATCGACCGGTTCTACCTGCTGACGTGCCTGATGGGCCGCTCGGACGCCGCCCACCCCTGGCTCTACGCCAGGTGCCGTGAGGTGGAGGCGAACCCTGATGGGCATCTCGACCTCTGGGCCCGGGAGCACTACAAGTCGACGATCATCACGTTCGCCGGGTCGATCCAGGAGCTGCTGCTCGATCCGGAGATCACGATCGGGATCTTCTCGCACACGCGCCCGATCGCGACCAAGTTCCTCCGGCAGATCAAGGAGGAGCTCGAGCAGAACGCGCGCCTGATCGCGCTGTTCCCGGACATCCTCTGGGCGAACCCGCACAAGGACGCACCCCGCTGGTCGCTCGAGACCGGCATCGCGGTGAGGCGCGCGACGAACCCGAAGGAGGCCACGGTCGAGGCCCACGGGTTGGTCGACGGGCAGCCGACCGGCGCCCACTTCGGGCTGCTCGTCTACGACGACGTCGTGACGCTCGCGAGCGTGAGCACGCCCGAGCAGGTCAAGAAGACGACCGAGGCGCACTCACTGTCCGACAACCTGGGGGCCCGCGGGGCCAACGGGATGAAGCGGAAGTGGCACATCGGCACCCGCTACAGCTTCGCCGACACCTACGGCGACCTGATCGAGCGCAAGGTGCTGACCCCGCGCATCTACCCGGCGACCGATGACGGCTCGCGCGACGGTCGACCGGTGCTGCTCACCGAGGCGGCGTGGACTCAGACCAAGCGCGACCAGGTGTCCAGCACGCTCGCCGCGCAGATGCTGCAGAACCCGGCCGCCGGCAACCAAGCGATGTTCAAGCAGGAGTGGCTGCGCTTCGCCGACATCCGGCCCGCCACGCTCTCGATCGCAATCCTCTGCGACCCAGCGAGCTCACGCAAGAAGGGGGCCGACAGCACAGCGATGCACGTCGTCGGTATGGACGCGGCGCGCAACCGGTACCTGCTCGACGGGTACCACCATCGCATGAGCCTGTCGCAGCGGTGGGCCGCCCTATCGGGGCTCTACTCGAAGTGGTCGCAGGAGCCGGGCGTGCAAAGCGTGCGCGTCGGCTACGAGCGCTACGGCAGCCAGGCCGACCTCGAGTACTTCGAGGAGCGGATGCAGGTCTCGAATGTGAGGTTCCCGATCGAGGAGCTGAACTGGCCGAGCGACGGCGCGAACGCGAAGATCGACCGCATCCAGCGCCTCGAGCCGCACTTTCGCAATGGGCGGATCTACCTGATCGGCGTTCACAAGGACGAGACATCGAACCAGCGGCGCATGGTTGAAGAGGGTCAGCCATGGCGCGCTCTCAAGCCGGTGCGTCGCATCGACGAGAACGGCCAGGCGTACTCGCTCAACAAGCGCCTGCTCGACGAGTACCTGGTGTACCCCTACTCGACGCACGACGACGGGCTCGACTGCTTGTCGCGCATGGAAGACATCGGCCTCAACCCGCCGGTGATGATCGACCAACGAGACCTTGAACCGGAGGCGGTGTGATCGTTCCTGCGATGACGAGTTTGGTGGACTTGCTGGCGTTGATGCAGGCCGACATGCCGCGCGTCGCGTCCGAGCGCAAGGAATACAAGCCCTCGAGATGGAGCCGGCCGAAGTTCCTTGCCGGCACGTCGGAATTCTCCGCCAGGATCGACGCTCACGATATAGATGTGTCGATGGCGATAGGTGATGTGTCGATGGCGATAGGTGGCGCGAGGGCCGGGCACCGGTATCTGTTCGAGGAGCACGACAGCTAGTCGTAGTCCAACACCCTGGAGGGGGCGCAATGATGGAAGGTGCAGGCAGTGTCGCGCGGCGGCGCGAGGACGCAGAGGGCTTCATCCTGATATGTAGACGAGCATGTCCGGGTCCGTCGGATGTGGCATCAGGATGAAGCCCTCTGCGTCCCACACGCAGCTTCGGCTGCATCTCGCTGCTCGAACTGGAGGGCGCATGAGCGAAGTCGTACGCACAAGTTCCCAGCTCTGGTCTCAGGCCGTCCGCGCAGCGGAAGCGGAGACCGAGCTCGACGCGGCGACCGCGACCGCTGGCGTGTCGGCACTGCTGCGCAAGAAGGAGCCCGGCTACGAGTTCTCGAGCGGGCGCAAGTTCGACGACGCGAAGGGGTGCTACGAGTGATCGCGCCGTCTGAGGCCATGGACCAGTCGAGAAACCCGACCGCCGGCGACTACGACAAGCTGCCCGAGGCCCTCCGCTCGCAGCTCACGCCCAAGGAATGGCAGTGGCTGCCAGACGCGTCGAAGGCGAGGTTCGTGCAGCAGGCAACGGAGCCCGAATTCACATGATCGACGTCGTCGACGAATCGTCCCTGATCGATCGTGTGCGCGAGTTCGAGCTCGCCAAGCGCACCGCCGAGCGCCTGTACCGGGTGTACCCCGGGTACACCTGGATGGTGAACGCCGGCGGTGGCGTCGTGAACATCCTGCTCGGCGAGTCCCACTCACAGTGGGGCGTCATCATCAACTACATCAGCTCGTTCTCCTCGTCCGATCTCGATCGCGAGATCGACATGAGGTGCGGCGAGCTCCTCGAACGCTACCGCCTCCAGCGCGGCGCCGCCGACGAAGCGCAGATCACCGATGCTCGCCGCGACATAGCCGGCCGCATGATACTGGAGGCGTAGCGCATGTCCGAATCGCAGACCAAGCCGCACGCCGAGTGGTTGTCGCTCGCGCGGTCGGCCTTCAACGAGAGCACCACGTACTTCGACTCCGGTGTTCGCACCGAGATCGAGGGGGACATCCGCCACTTCCAGAGCCGCCACCTGGCGACCTCGAAGTACGAGAGCCCCCTGTGGGCGAAGAAGTCGAGCTTCTTCCGGCCGAAGACGCGCAGCGCGATTCGGCGCGCCGAGGCCAAGGCTGCGGCGGCGCTGTTCTCGAACTCGGACGTGGTCTCGATTGACCCAGAAGACCAGGACGACAAGATCCAGGTCGCCGGCGCGAAGGTTCTGCACGCGCTCGTGAACACGAGGCTCACGCGCAGCATCCCGTGGTTCCTGATCTCGCTCGGCGCGTACCAGGACGCGAAGGCGGTCGGCGTGTGCATCAGCCACCAGAGCTGGGCCTTCAACGAGAAGCGCAAGATCGATCAGCCCAAGGTCGACTTGGTGCCCGTCGAGAACTTCCGCTTCAGCCCGGGCTCGTCGTGGTACGACGTGATCGGCACGAGCCCGTACCTCGTCGAGATCCTGCCGATGTACGTCAAGGACGTACGCGCGCGGATGAGGCCGAAGGAGCCCGACGGCGAGCCGAGGTGGATCACCCTCGAGGAGTCGGAGATCCTGGCCGCCGCGAAGCGCGTGAGCGACTCGATCCAGCTCGCGCGCGACCCCAACCGTCAGGACGCGAAGAACCAGCCGTCCGACGTCAGCGACTTCTCGATTGTCTATGTCCACCGCAACATCGTCGAGCGAGACGATGAGGATTGGCTCTACTACACGCTCGGCACCGAGCAGGTGCTGTCGAAGCCGGTCCTGCTGCGCGAGGCGTACCTCCACGGCGAGCGCCCCTACACGATGGGCTTCGCCGTCATCGAGGCGCACAGGCTGTACCCGAGCGGCGACGCGCGCCTCTCTCGCGAGATCCAGAAAGAGGTCAACGAGGTCGCGAACGTCCGGATGGACAACTGGAAGCTCGCGGTCAACAAGCGCTGGTTCGCTCGCCGCGGCGCGCAGGTCGACACCACGTCCCTGCAGCGCAACGTGGCCGGGTCGGTCACGCTCATGTCCGACATCGAGAAGGACGTCAAGGAGGTCGAGTTCAAGGACGTGACCGCCTCCGCGTACAAGGAGCAGGACGTCCTCAACCTCGACTTCGATGAGCTTGTCGGCAACTTCTCCATGTCGTCGATAAAGTCGAACCGCCAGCTCTCCGAGACGGTGGGCGGCCTCGAGATGCTCTCGGGCGACGCGAACGAGGTCGGCCTCTACGGGCTGCGCACCTGGTCCGAGACATGGCTCAAGCCGACGGTTCGCCAGATTGCGCTGCTCGAGCAGTTCTACGAGACCGACGAGAACATGCTCCGCCTGGCCGGCAAGTCGAGCGGCATGCTCGAGGACGGTGTCGAGGAGATCAACGCCGCGCTGATGATGGTCCCGGTCCAGGTCGCGGTCCACGTCGGCATCGGCGCCACGAGCCCGACGGCGCGGCTCAACCAGCTCCTGTTCCTGCTCACGAAGCTCTCCGAGATCCTCGACAGTGGCGCGCTCACGAAGGCCGGTCTCGACATCGAGGAGGTCGTGCGCGAGTCCTTCGGGAAGATGGGCTACGACAGCGGCGCCCGCTTCTTCCAGTGGGGCGAGAAGGATCCGCAGGTGCTCGTGCTCGAGCAGCAGATTGCCGAGCTCGAGGAGATGCTGAAGCAGAAGGATCCTCCGGAGATCATCGCCGAGAAGGTGAACCTCCTGAAGGCGCAGACGGCGGACACGCTCGCGAAGGCCGAGAAGACGAAGGCCGAGAAGGTGAAGATCGGCGTCGAGTCGACCTTCGGCGCGATGCAGGCGGCCGAGGTCGTGGCCGCGGTGCCGGCGGTGGCGCCTGTCGCGGACGTCATCATGCGCGCCGCAGGATACATCGAGCCGACCCCCCCGGGCATCGACCCGGGCTTCGCTCCAGGAGACCAGGTGCCCGGGCAGGCGGAGCCAGTGCAGGCGGCGGCTGGGCAGGCCGTTGGGCTGACGGTCGACCCCGTCATCAACAAGCGCACCGGCGTTGGGTTCGACCCGGCGGCGGCGAATGGGGCGGAGCCCGACCGCGAGCTGCCTGGCGGCGTGCCGCGCAACACGAACCCGCTGACACCGAAGCCGGTGTCGAGCCCGATGTCGCCGAACGTGGGAGCGAACGCCGGCATCGAGACGATGCGCGGTGACACCGAGGGCCCGCAGCGGTGAGTGCCGACCAGATCATCAGCCGCGTGAAGTTCGGCTTCAAGGCCGAGGACTTCATTGCGAGCGAGCTCGGCCGCTACCTCGAGGCTCGTGCGCAGCTCGAGGTGGAGCAGTCGCACCTCGATCTCGAGACCGTGGACCCTGATGACGCGAAGCAAGTGCGCGCCATCCAACAGAAGATCGCCGTCGCCAAGCAGTGGCGCCAGTGGATCGAGGAAGCCGTCGCAGACGGCGTGCAGGCTCAACAGGAGGCTGCAGCAGAAGACGGATCTTAACGAGCGCCGTGAGGCGCACAGCCAGGAGTAACGCATGCCGCAAGAGAACGCAGCCACCCAGCAGGGCGCCGCGGAAGGGGAGGAGAAGCAACCCCTCACGCACGAGCAGATCGAAGAGATCAAGCAGCAGGGGTACAAGAGCCGGCTCAACGCACTCGACGCGATCAAGGTCGATCGATCCGACATCGAGGGCGATCCGGAGCCGGTGACCGACGAGGACGAAGAGGTCGAGCGCCAGCGCATCATCGCCAGCACCACCGACGACGATGCCGCGCCCGACGACAGCGCTGCCGCCCAGGTGGCCGCCGCCGCGGAGGACGAGGAGATCATCATCGATCTCACGAACGCCGCGAAGGTGAAGTTCCGCACCAAGGTCGACGGGCGAGAGGAAGTGGTTGCTGGCGACAAGGTTCTCGCCCGCTACCAGAAGGACAGCGCCGCCGACGTGCGCCTCGCGCGCGCGACGGAGGCACAACGCTCCGCCGAGGCCACCCTGGCCGAAGCGAACAAGAAGCTCGCCGAGGCCAACTCGGTGGCTGAAAAGAAAGCGGCCGAGACCGCTGTCGCGACGAGCAAAGACAAGCTCTCCGCGATCGTGAAGGAGTCGTTCGACGCCCTCTACGGGGGCGATCAGGAAAAGGCAACCGAGCTGCTTGCGTCGGGATTCACCGACGTGTTGGCCGCCACACTCACGAGCCGCGGGCAGTCGCCCGCCAACTCCAGCGTGGACGCCGGGCAGGTGGTTGCTGAAGTCGAGCAGCGCATCGAAGTCAAGGGTGCATTGAACAAACTGTTCGAGCTCTACCCCGACATCAAGACCGACCACCGGTATGCCTCGCTCGCGGACATGGTCCGCGCAGAGAGGGAAGCCGAGGGACTGTCGCGCCCGGAAGCCATTCTCGCCGCAGGCGAGGTGCTCCACGAGCGCTACGGCCTTCGCCGGTCGGACGCTCAGGGTGAAGGGAAGAACTCGACGTCTGGCTCAACCACTCTCGCCGGGAAGCGGGCAGCGAAAGAAGTCGGGACCGATCAGGTTCCGCGCGCAGGGTCGATCGTCTCTGGCGACGGCGCTCAGCGTCCTCCGACCACCTCACAGGTGATCGCGGACATGGCGTCGCAACGTCGTGGCGGTGGGGCCCGATAACCCAACCGAAGAGAGAGAACAGCCATGGCAGGACAAGTCTGGTTCACCAACAGCCTCGGCGGCTACATGTGGTCGCCGAACCTGTCGAAGGTGCTGCGGATGGACGTGCAGCCCCTCGTCAAGTTCCGGCAATTCGCGGACGTGAAGGACGCCGCGGTTCAAGGCAAGAAGCAGGGCCAGGAATTTCACTGGAACCGTTACTCGGACGTGCAGACGCAGGGCACGACGCTCACCGAAACCCAAACGATGCCGGAAACCAACTTCCGCATCACGCAGGGGACGATGACGATCACCGAGTACGGCAACAGCGTGCCCTACACCGAGAAGCTCGACAACCTGTCCGAGCAGCCGGTGAAGGAAATCATCGCGAAGGTGCTCAAGAACGACGCGAAGAAGGCGTTCGACATCGGAGCCGAGGCGCAGTTCGCGGCCACCCCGATGCGCCTCGTCGCGGCGGCGGGTACGTCGACGTCGGCGGTCACGCTGACCACCAACGGCACCGTCACAGGCACCGCGTCCGTCGCGCTGCATCGCGACCACATCAAGTCGATCGTCGACCTGATGAAGGAGCGGAACGTTCCGCCCTACATCAACGACGACTACGTCTCGATCGCGTGGCCGAGCACGCTCCGCGGCCTCAAGAACAGCCTCGAGGACATCTACAAGTACGTGGATTCCGGCGTCCGGCTGATCATGAACGGCGAGGTCGGGCGGTACGAGAACACGCGCTTCGTCGAGCAGACGAACATCGCCAAGGGAACGCGCGTTTCGACCACCACGGGCTGGGCGTACTTCTTCGGTGACGACACCGTCGCCGAGGGGATCGTCGTTCCCGAGGAGATGCGCGGCAAGATCCCGAGCGACTTCGGCCGCTCGCGTGGGGTCGCCTGGTACTACGTCGGTGGATTCGGCATCGTCCACACCGACGCGGCGCAGGCGCGGATCTTCCGCTGGGACTCGCAGTAACCGTCCCTGAAGTGACGCAGTGAGCGGGGCCTTCGGGCCCCGTTCTCGTTCTCGCACACCACCAAGAGGTACAACATGAGCTACGACTCGAGCGAGCGCATCAAGCGCGAGCATTTCGTCGCCGACGCTGGCGGCGCCGCAACCACGGCCTACGGCAAGAACCGGTCCTTCGCGGACCGCAAGCTGGAGGCCGTCCTTTTCACCGTCACCACGCAAGGCACCGCCGCCGGGCATGGCTTCGACGTCTACATCGGCACGGCCTCGGTCGCCACCGCCTCCCTCGGGACGGCAGCGGTCAACGGCACCGCAACGGCAACGGTCAACCAGGACGTTTCGGCCGGCGCGCTGGTGAGCGTCAAGACGCTGGTCGACGCGACGGGCAAGGCCGACGTCGTGTACCGCTTCCGCCACGAGGCGTAAGCGTGGCCGCCGACGCGCTGAAGGACGGCACCGCAGCTTCCCAGTCCGGGGGCTTCGGTGCCGGCGCGTCGGACTTCTCGCGCGGCTATCTCGAGACGCCGCAGATGAAGACCGATCGCTACGACCCGGAGGATCACCCGGCCACGCAAGAGGGTGATTCGATGTCGTTCAACCCCGGTGTCTTGGGCCGCCCCCGCGGCTGGGCACGCTGAGGAGTACCGCATGAAGCAGTTCGAACCCGCCAAGAAGGACGGCTCGATCCGCGGCGATACCGCTGACCTGCCGATGAAGACCGAGGGCTCGATGTCGCCCGACACCTACGGCGCCGACCTCGGCCCGGAGGCGACGAACGGCAAGGGCTCGATCACCGGGTCCACGAAGTCCGACGCGAAGGACAAGTGCAGCGCGGACAAGGGCCTCGTCTAACCAACAGCAAGGAGGAAGCATGGCGCAACTCGATCGCAGCAAGCCGTTCGCCGAAGTGCATGGCGACGACCCCCGCATCGGCCACCGGTTCGAACAGGGCGGGAAGAAGTTCGACCACACCGGCAACGAGATCGGCGTCCGCGGCCAGTCGGCGCCGAAGGCCGCCCCCACGGACAAGCCCGAGGAGCAGAAGAAGGTCGACGACAACCAGATCAACCGACAACTCTCGGAGGTCTGATGGGCGTCAAGGGGGGGGTCACCGAGGACGAGGTGAGGTATCAGATCGTCCAACACACCCGGGGTCGCGTCGTCGAGTTGGCGCGCGGGCCCAAGAAGTGGTTCCCGCATTTCATCGGCCTGCGCGAGCGGTGCGACAAGTCGATGCCGGCCAACGTCTCCGCCGACTACTGGTGCGAAACGTTCGTCGAGGGGTTCAAGGACTACCTCGACGCGTCGCTCGACGCGGTGGTCGCGCGCTGTGATGTGCCGGTTGCCGGTGATCTGCGTGACGAGGTCAGGCGCACCCTACGCCAGGGCGGGAAGCTCATCACCTACACCGACGAGGGCCAAGCGACGGTGAGGGTGCTCGAGGGAGAGGAGCTCGTCGAGCACCCCGTCTACACGCGACCGGACGGCAAGTCGGCGTGCGTCGTTCGCTACGGCGCGATCGGCGACACGATCCAGGCGACCAGCGTGCTGGCCGAGCTCAAGGACCAGGGCTACCACGTCACCTGGATGTGTGAGCCTGGCGGCGAGCTTCTACTGCGCCACGACCCGCGCATCGACGCGTTCCTGGTGCAGGACAAGAACCAGGTGCCGAACCACGAGCTGCCCCAGTACTGGAAGGAGCAGCGCAAGCGGTTCGACAAGTGGATCAACCTCTGTGAGAGCGTCGAGGGAACGCTGATCACACTGCCTGGACGCGCGAGCCACAACTTCCCGCACGCCCTCCGGCACGAGCTCTGCAACCACAACTACCTCGAGATCTCGGCGAAGATCGCCGAGCTGCCTCTTCGCCCGGAGCACCGCTTCTACCCCAGCACTGAGGAGGTGGCGCGCGCGAAGAAGTTCGTCGACGACATCGGCAAGCAGGTCAACAAGGGCTTCATCATCGGGCAGCGCTGGATCCGCCCGTTCACCATCCTCTGGGCGCTCGCCGGGTCGTCGGTTCACAAGACCTGGCCCCACATGGATGCGGTCGTCGCCAGGATCATGCTCGACATCCCAAACGCGCACGTCATCTTCACCGG